ATGAATGACCGCGCCGAGCTCCTTGTCAGGCTCCTGCGTGAGCGCCACGGCCTGCAACTCAGCGAGGCCACCGCTCGCGAGGACATTTCAAACCACGTGGATCTGGTAGCGGAGTTGATGCGGGTCGGGCGCCAGTCCGCGAAGGCGTACGTCACCGACGACGTGATCAGCCAGATGGTCGACCGGATCGCTGCAGCGGTCCAGGAACACCTCAAACAAGGTGGACGGCCGAATCTGCGGGTGGTCGAATAGGGCGGGATTTCGTTCCGTGCCAGCGCCCGGTGGCAGTATGCTCCGCGCATGACAACGCCCGCTGGCTGGTATCCGGACCCATCCGGCGCGCCGCGGTTGAAGTACTGGGATGGTCGCCAGTGGTGGCTGGGGCCCTCGCCGCAGAAGCTGACTTCGGCGGAACGGATCATCGCCATCTTCTTCTGCGTGACGTTCGGTGGCCTCGCCGGCATCTTCGCGATTGCCGGCGCTTGGAAAGCCGTCGAAGGCGTGGCGATCATGGCCGTGCTCGTCGGCACACCAGTGTCCGTGATCGTGCTCGCGGTGCGGGCCGTTAAGCAGTCCAACCGGACCCGCGCGAACCGCCGCGCCTACGAGGCTGGGCTGATGTCGCGGCTTGATCAGCAGCACCGGGCAATGCTTCGAGGTGACATCGAAGCTGGCGTCTTCGGCGATTTCCAGCCGCCACCCCTACCGCGTAACGACGCGCCGGACGCCGAGAAGATGCGCCAGCAGGCATGGCAGCCCGACCTCTCCGGGCCGTCACCAGCGGTGCGGCCGAACAACCCTGCGCCGTGGCATCTTGTCACCCAATTTCCAACCCGACAGTTCACGAAACATGCCGATCAACAGGCATCCGAATATGGGGCCTCGGGGCAACGCCAAGAAGGAGCACGATGAAACACCACATCCGCGCTCGCCGAATCGTCGCGGCACTCGGCGCCACCGCAGCGGCCGGAGCAATGAGCACCGCGCCAGCCCACGCCGTCCCAGGGCCCGGCCCCGGCATGTGCCAGTACCTCGGGACCAACTACCCGGTGTACTACGAGTGCACCGACTACCAGCCGTGGCTGCCATACGGCACCGCCGACAACCCGCCCATGGGCGGCGGGCTCCCCGACTGCACCGGAGTCAACCTCCACAACATCGGATGCTCGTAGCGAAGCACGACGAAACCGGGGGGGCATGATGCTCAACGAGAACTGGCAGGACCAACACGCTCGCCTCTCGCGCTCACACCACCGACTCCAAGACGCGCTGGCAAAGCGGACTGAGCCCGAAGACATCAACTACGAGCCGCTCGACGTCCTATACCACTTCTGCTGTGACGCCTTTCATCTGCGCGATTGGATCAGGGCCGATCTGCCGCAGCACGAGAACGACCTGCAAACCCTCTTTCAGAGCTCCACAGCCCTCTCCGCCTGCGCTGACATCGCCAATGGAAGTAAGCACCTGAAACTCACGGGGACTCCACACACCCCGGGCGGCCACGCTGTCGTAGCCCAGAAGGGGACCGTCATCACGCCCGGTCCCGCCCATCTCTACTTGCTGAGCGGTGACACGCCGCCACCCGAGCCCACGGAAGAAGTCGGCACCACTCAGACCACGTTCAAGATCGATGCGGGCCAGAACGGCACGTTCGATGCACTGGAGCTGGCCTCGCAGGCGGTAAACGATTGGGACAACTGGCTGAATGCTCGCGGATTGTTGTGACCGGCGACGGAACCAAAGTCGCCGAAGCAGCGTCCAAACAGCATGCGAACCATAGATTCGATCGACGCCGAACTGCGTGCACTGGCCTCGTACCGGGCAGCATGCGCTGCGATCGGCGAGCCGGTTCGGTCCACCAACGCCGTCGACCAGCTTCTCGATGAGCGGTTACGAGCGCACTGCGGCGGGCCCATCGAGCGGCCTACACCCCGCGGATAGCGGCGGCCCGTAGACATCGGCGCCGCATTCTTGGCAGTGCCACGAGGTGTGGCCGCCGCGCACGCCGCACGAACACGGCGCATGGCCGACCAGCTGGCGGTGCGGGCCGAGCTCGTGACCGTTCGGGCAGTGCGTCGGCGCCAGGGTCATCCACGTGCCGTCAGTACAGCGGACAAGGTCGCCGACCTCGGCCATCAGGAACCCGGCGGCGGAAACGGCAGCGACTCCACCGTGGCGCCGTGCTCGGCGGCATACGCCTCGGCTTCGGCGCGCTGGGCGTCGGTGAATGTGCGAATGTCCCATGGTTGGCCGGGTGGCCGCACGATCAGTGTGAGGTCGGCCAGCTCGACGTCCCCGCCGCGGGGCTTCTGGCGTTGGACGAGTGGCTCTGACACGGCCAACACCATAGCCCCCAGCAACGACAAGAACGCCCCCGACCGAAGTCGGGGGCGGGTTGCCGGCGCGGCGCGGGTCGCTTACATCAGGATGACGGTGACGAGCAGCGCGATGCAGCCGCCGATGACAAACGCGAGGTACCACGACATGTGGCACTCCAACTGCCGATCGGTCAACGTCGTCGCCGATCTCGCTGCTGCTCACGCCACAGCGACACCAGCATCGACACATACGCCACGGCGCCCAGGCTGTAGATGACGAACCTGATGATCTGGCGGCCCGGGTAGTCGTCTTGCCACCACACCGACACGACGGCCTGCACCAGGACCAGCGCCAGGATCAGTGACTTGGCCAGATAGATCTTGCCGATCCGGTTTGCCCACCATCGAGATCGCGACGCGTACAACCCGGCGAACACAACGGTCAGCACGGCGATGCAGAGCAGTGCGATGTTGGCGTTGATGGCGTAGTCGACGTCGAACCAGATGTCCGAGATGATCGTTGCTGCCACGCTGGCCGCGCCAATGGCGTAGATCCATCTCATCGGCCACCCCAGGCATGTTGCAGCATCTCGGTCCATCCGTTCTTTTCGACCTCATTGCGCAGCCGCGCGGTCACGCGCTGCGACTGTTCGGCCAGTCGTTCGGCCGCATTCCTTTGGACTTCAGCGGCGTTCGCCCGCCGCGCGGCGTCATCTCGATCGTTTCGCGCCTGCAAAACCTGGGCGCGGTGTCGCTGCCAAGGCCACATCATGCGCGTCCCTCCGCGAGTTCGCGGAACGCCGTCAGCAAGCGAGTGGTGGTGTCGTCGTTGGCGTTCTTCTCGATGAGAGCTCGCGTGAGCACATTGTTGGTTTCCGTTGACGCGGCCAATGCTTTTCGGAGCTCTGCGTTTTCGGCTTCGCGGTCGGCGACCGTGGCGCGGTAGTAGCGGCCGATGACCAGCCATTCACGCATGAGGGCCATGACGAAGAAAGCTGCAGCGAACACGGCGAGGCCGACAACACTGATGTTGTCCAGCATCGCGGGGTTCCACAGTCCGCCGTTCATGGCTTGGCGGCAGGCTCCACCGCCGAAGACAGCGAAGCGGTTCCCTTGTTGGCGATGCCAGCGGATGCGACGGAGGTCAGAAGCGACAGGAACGCTGCGCCGCCGCCGGCCCCGGCCAGGGTTGCCCAGTCGATCGTGAGGACGTTCACCGCGCCGCCGCCGAGCGCGAGGATGACGCCCTGGGCGAAACTCTTGACCGCACGCTCGGCAGTGTCCTTCCAAAACTGGATGGTGTAGATCGTGTTCACAACAGCGCCTTTCAGTCGAGGATGGATTCGAGGTGGCCGATGCCCGGCCGCAGGTCAAAGACGTTGTGCGGATCCATGTTGATGAGGAACTGGATGCCACCGGTGATGGCTTGGAACAGGGCCCACACCTCGGGCCCGAAGTTGAGGACCAGTTCGCCAATCTGCTCTGCGAGAGAGTCCTTGCCGAAGAACCGGCCCCGCGCCGCGGCGAGGTACACCGCGGCCTTGTCCTCGCCGGCGTTGTCGCGGCGCTTGACGGTGTAAAGGTCGCCGTTGCGGCTGACCTCCTCGACACCGTCGATCTTGGCGTCGAGGCAGTCGGGGTCCAGGCCTTCGGTGTTCGCCGGCGGCGGGTCGGTGACCCACGGCGCTACGACACCGAACGGGCGGCGGGGGTTGGCGTAGTGCAGGCCGCCGCGGAAGTTGACGAACGGCGCAATTCCCTTGGACTTGCCGGGGATTACGACCTGCTCCAGGTAGTCGGAGGTGATGATGCCGCCCTGGCTGTGTGAGGCGAGAGCCCACGGCACATTCTGCGGCAGGACCTGGGTGACGATGCGGTGCAGCTCGTTGAATCCGCTGTCGTTGTTGAACGGCAGCCTCGAGTTGTCGTAGCCGACCATCTGCACCCGGGCCAGGCCGCGCAGTTCGAGGTCCCGCGCGGACAGGTAGGCGGGGCCGGTGTCCATGGGGCCCAGGTGTCCGGCGACGGTGATGATCCACGGCAGGATCGGCTCGGTGATGGGTAGCAGGCCCATCTGTTTCTTGACGGCCCAGTCGAAGACGCCGAGCTGGTTGACGTCGGGTCCGGGGCGGCCCTTGAACGCCACTTGGTAGTGGATGTTGTTCTGCCACTGGCGTAGTGCGACACCGAATTCGGCGGTGTACTCGTCGCTGTCGCCGAGGTATTGGCCGTAGCTGAATCGGGCCAGGTAGCGTTTGGCGGCCGGGATGAGTGGGTCACGGTCGCCGATGTTCTGCGGCGGTGCCCAGGCCATCACGCACCGGCCTTGGTGTCGTAGCAGCCTTCGATGCCGAGTTTCGCGCCGATGGCCGCGACGGTGTCGACCAGCGTCCGGCCGCCGAGCTGCGGCCACTCGATGCGCAGCTGATCCCAGGTTTCCTTGGCGTAGTCGGGCGGCAGGATCGGGCCGGGCTGCTCAGGGGTCGTACCCTCGCCGGGGAACTGGTAGCCGTCGATGTCCTTCTGGATCTCGCCGCGAAACCAGTTCATGTCGAGGTTGCCGGGATCCCACTTGCCTTGCGCGGCGCCGGCCCATTCCTTGTGGCCGATGTTGTGGGAGACGTCCACCCCGAGGTGTTTGGTGAGTGCGGCGGCGACGTCGCGCATGGAGATGATCTGCGCGTCCGGCCACCGCTCACCGGGGTCGTAGGTGCCGTCGGGTCGGATGGTGGGCCAGGCGCATTCGACGCCGATGGTGTAGGCGTTGGCGTTGTTGGTTGGCAGCCCGGGATATGAGCCGGCGCCGGCGTGGTTGCAGGGGCCGACGGCGACGATGGTCACGATGCCGTCGGGTGCGATGTGGATTTGCGCGAGGGGGCCTTTGAGGTCGGGGCGGCCGATGCTGATGGATTCGGGTTTCTCGGCGGCGTTGCCGGTGTGGTGCCAGATGACACCCCAGATCTGGCCCATGGTGCCGCCGACGCCATCGGTCTGCCAGCCGGGGAGGGTGCGGAGCCGGTCACCGAGCGCGGGGCGTAGAACGTCTTCGAGCCATACAGGGTCGCCTGATACGCCCACGGTTCCTCCTGGGGTGGTTGGGGTTTCGTTGTTGAGTGCGCGGCGCAGCACCGCCCACGCTTCGTCCCACTTCTCGGCGTACCGGTCGGGGAATGCGGACTGCTGGACTCGCTGTGCGAACTGGCCGGCCAGCGCGGGATCGTTGGCGGCCCGGCCGTAGTCGTCGGCCAGGCGCTCGAGGAACGTGTTCGCGGCCCGGGACAGCGTCATCATGTCTTCGGGTGTGCCCCACCACGGTTCGCCGTTCGGGCCGGGCTGCTGCTGGAAGTAGCCCGAGGAACGGTTGTCGTCGCTCTTGGAGTCGTTCGGGTAGTTCTTGGTAGCGGGGACGCGGTCGTTGGCCGGGCACCACCACTTGCGGTCATCGCCGGTGCCGGTGCCCACCTCGGTGGAGATGGTCATGAGAGCGATGACGGTGGCCAGCTCATCGAGGCCGCGGGCCAAGCTCACGGCGTGCACCTCGCGGGCGACCTGCTCCCGGGTGCGCAACGGCGCGGCGGCGAACCACGTGAAACTCACTGCTTGCCCTTGCCGAAGATGCCGTCCCAGGCGCCCTGGAAGACATTGGCGATTTGGTCGCCGATCAGGGGCAGGCCCTTGATGTTGTCGAACTTGACGAGACCGGCGAGTCCGAGGCTGTCGACCAAGGCCACGACGGCGGCCAGCGTTTGCTCCGGCAGGTTGGACAGGTCAGGCAGCTTGGCCACGATCTGTTCGTCCAGGTCGGACAGGTCGGGAAGCTTCGGGGCGAGCCTGTCCGCGATCCTGTCTGCCGCCCGGTCGGCCAGCGGCCCGAACAGCTTCTCGATGATGAGCCCGATACGTTCAAGCACGGCTGGTCCTTTCACGACGAAGCCCCGAGCACCTGGTGGTGTCGGGGCGAAAGTCAAAGCCCAATCCGATTGGGCTTTCGTTGGGCGTTAGATGTGGTGGAGGGTTTCGACGTCGAACATGGGGCAGCCCTTCACGAACGCCCACGCGATGAGCACCGACAAGGCGAGACCTGTCACGGTGCCGGCGGCCAGGGCGCGGATCACCACGTGCCCGTCTTCGGAAGGTCGAAGTAGGCCGATGAGATGGCGATGGTGCTGCCCGCGGTGAATGCCACGGTGGCGAGAATCAATGCTGCGCCCGTTGTTCCGGCATCACCCTGGGCCTTGACGGTGGTTCCGGCGTTGTCGTAGATCCGCCAGAAGCTGGCCGAGCCGGTGGCGTCGGCGCTGGTGTCGTTGGCGATCGCGCCCATCGTGCCCCGGGCCGCCGAGCCGGTGTCGGAGAACCCGGAGAACGGCGTCGACGCGCACACCAGCTCGGCGAGTTGGGTGTTGCCGGACAGTGCGGTGTCCGCGGTCGCCGGTTTCGTGCCCGAGTAGATGCGCAGCTTCGGTGACGCCCCGAACGCTTCAGCCAGGCCGGTGCCGTTCAGCATCCCTTGTGCGACAGCGGATGCGAGTGAGAGTTCGGCCATGTCAGTCCTCCGATCCCGGGGTGCGGATGGTAGCGGCGATCGGGCCACCGATGGTTTGCGGCTCGAAGTGGTGAAGCAGCCACGCCTCGACGAGGAACAGTGCCTCCCATTCCTCGGCTGCCCGGAACGTGTCGACCAACTGGACGCACGCTTCGATGCTGAGAGTGGCGAGCATGGTGAACTTCTCGGGGTGCGCCGCGACGTATGCGTCGGAGAGCTGTACCGCCAGGGCGTGGTCCCGCCCGCCTCCGGTGGTTTTGTCCATCGCGTCGACGATGGCGTCCAGTTCGGGATCCATTGCGTTCCTTTCGGTTTAGTTCTGCCTGGCGTAGACCCAGGCTTGGCCGCGGGCACCTTTGCCGCCGGTGCCGCCGATTCCGAAGCTGCCCGCGGCGCCGCCAGCTCCACCGCCACCGGGCGCGTTGCCGGCGCTGCCGCCGTTGCTTTGCGGTCCACCACCGGTGTAGGTCTGGCCGAAGAAGGTGGGGCTGTTACCTGCCCCGGCTCCGGTTTGTGAACCAGATCCGGTGCTACCGCCGGCGGCGGATGCGAGGGTGGTTCCGCTGTATTGGACGTAGGTGGCGTTGCCGGGTGATCCGGGCCTGTTGCCGCCGCCGAATGCCCCTGTGGCTCCTGCGCCGCCGTCCCCCACGACGATCGTCAGGCTGGTCGCTTCCCAGGGGATGGTGACGCCACGTTCGATTCGGATGGTGATCCAGGTGCCTGCGGCACCGCCGTCACCAGCTATGAACGCGCCGTTGCCGGAATCGCCGCCCTCGCCGCCGCCGAGCAACACGATGTCGATGTAGTTGCACCAGGTGGGGATGGTGAAGGTGAACGTGCCGACCGTGCTGTAGGTGATGAGTTCTGGTGCGTGGGGCGGGGTGTAGGTCCCGGCCATGGCGGCGAGCGCGGTGCGGAGCTGTGCGGCGAGGTTGCCGGTGTAGAGCGGGGTGCCGGCGCCGGTGAACAGGACGGTGCGGAGCGCGGCGGCGATGGTGCCGCTGATCTTCTGTGATCCGGCGGCGGCCACGGCGAGGGTTTCGATTTCGGCGGTCAGTGTGCCGGGGACGCCTTGGGATCCGGCGAGGGCGGCCAGCATCGACGGGAGTTGCGCGGCGATGTTGCCGGTGATGATCTGTTGCCCGACTGTGGTGGCGCGGATGGGTTGCAGTCGGGCGCCCATGGTGCCGCCGACGATCTGTGTGCCGGTGAGCGCGGCCTGGACTGGTGGCAGGTTCGCGGCGACTTGGCCAAGGGTGACGTTCGTGCCCAGGAACGCGATGGGGTGCAGTTGAGCAGCGAGGTCGCCGCGTTGGGTTTGGCTACCGGTCGCGGAGAACAGTGCGGTGCGGAGTTGGGCGGCGAGGTCGCCTTGTTGCCGGACGCTGCCCGTCATGTGCGCGGACGTGGCAGGCAGTAGGGCGCGGAGGCGTTGCTGCACTTTCACGGCCCATTGCTGGTTGCCGGTGGGGATGTGGATGGTGGGGTCGGTGGTCCAGCCGGGTTTGGTGATGGGTGCGGGTGGGGTGGTGGACCAAGACATGATTCCACCTCCCAAACATTCGCCGAACTATTCACAAAGGTCAGTAGCTGGTGGCACCATCACAGGCGGGGAATTGCACAGTCCAGGGGGACAGATGGTGCGGAAATCATCAGGTTGCGAAGTAGCGGACTGCGACGGGGCACATATCAACGAGGGGTTGTGTCACTACGCAGACGGCCCGCACAAGGCCAAGGGCCTCTGCAAGCGCTGCTACAACAAGGCTCACCGGATCTACAGCCAGCGCCGTATGCCCGCGTTCCATGTCCTCACGCCCGACGCCGTGCGGGAAATCCGACACCTATACGCGACAGGGAACTACAGCCAGACCGAGCTGGCCCGCAAGTTCGCCGTGTCGGGTAAGTCGGTGTGCCATGTCGTGAACCGCAAGACGTGGCAGAACGTGGAATGACGAAGGCCCCCGGTTTCCCGAGGGCCTTACATGGTCAGGGCTAGTGGTGGGTTCCCGACCAGAGGTGAAACGCCCTGGAAATCCCGGAGGCTCCTGACCTTGGAAACGAGGATGCAGGTATGCCGAAGGAACAGTCGCCGGGGAAACCCACGGCGCGTCGATACAGCCCCGAGGAGAAGGCCGCTGCGGTACGGATGGTCCGCGCCCTGCGTGCCGAGCTGGGCACCGAGCAGGGCACGGTGTCGCGGGTAGCCCGTCAGCTCGGCTACGGGGTCGAGTCGGTGCGCTCCTGGGTGCGCCAGGCCGACATCGACGACGGGTATGCGCCAGGGGTATCCACCGCGGAGTCTCAGCGGGTCAAAGAACTCGAGCAAGAGATACGAGAACTCAAGCGCGCCAATGAGATTCTGAAGCGAGCAGCCAGTTTCTTCGGGGCGGAGCTCGACCGCCAACACAAGAGATAG